ACTATTTGTTTGGCGGGAGTTGGTTAGACTCCAGAATGACCAACAGAGTGGGCGTTAATCACTCTGTGGCCTGAGCATCAACCACATCAGCTCCTAGTTCGATTATCGTGCTTGCTGTTTGGAAGCACTCTACGATCCGGCGGACGCCTTCCTCGATTCCGCGGCCGTCCGCCTTCGGAATTAACATTCCGAGGGCTTTGAACTTGCCGACGTACTCGAGTTGCTTTTCCACCAGTTGCCGTACTAGGAGTTCGACTGCTGCTTGGGAGCGTGTCGTCCACTTGGCGTAACTGGACTTGAGCTCGATCTTGTTTTGCTGCGACATGTTGGGGTGTATCAGAAATACGAGGCTCGGGCTCAACCACCATTCCGTCAACCACAGCCGGTATCTTAACCTTAAGCTCGGTTTCGAGAATGGGTCCAAATTGATCCAGAGCTTGCACTTGAGCCACGGACTGATCCAATAGCTCAAGCTCTCCCTCACTGATTCCCAACACATCGGCCATGCTCTGCGTGATTAAATCACGATCCTTTTGTGGCCAAGCATTCGACATGCGATGTTGTTCCTCCCTGAGCAATCCCTTGGGTTTCAATCCCGTGATTTCGATCACGCGCTTGGCCCAAGTGCCAACAATTGGCGTTTTGCTATCGGTTATCCAATAGCCATGCGCCTTGTTGGCAGCAGCCTGCGTCGGGGTTACTGCTTTATTAGCGGTGAGGTGTAACTTGCTAATAGTGCGCAATGGATCTTGGAATGAATCCTGCGAGGTCAGTGGATCGACAAAATACCTCCCTAAATAGGGGAAGGGTTTGCCATTCTCAAAGACCTGAATTTCAAGTTTTAATCCAAGATCCTTAGCTGCTCCAATGAGGTGCTCAATAAGCCCGGGTTCGTCCTCATCGACCCCATCATCGCCATATTTCAAACCAAGCATATCAAATGCTTGTTTTGGGGTGTATCCCATACGGCGGAGGGCGCAGAACTTGACGTACGCGGCGATTTTGGTATTGCCATCAGTGGTGATTGGACTACCACTCCGAGTTCCATAGCCAGGATCGAAGGAGATGTTTTCCTTCGTGCGGCCTCTGCGGATGAACACTCGATCGAGAAGCCCTTTGAGCTCCGCGCGGTATTCCTCCGCTACCCACTGCATGTAACAGGGGTAGACCACATGTTTCTGTAGGAACTCTGAGATCGTCCCATCAAACCGGCAATAATCACCGCACAGCCAGGCGCGCCCCTTAGCTTGCATGTCTGCAAGGCGCTTAAGAGTCCTCTTTGGATTCAAGCCAGGTCCATACCAACGATGTTTCTTCAACACATCCTCTTTGAATGCCAATGTATAGGAACTAAGCATCACCGTTAACTCTGGCGACATTGTTGTTATGTTCCTTGGGTCGTTAACAGAGCTATATGGCTCTGCTTTAACAAAGGCCTCCAAACGATTGTGTGGAGTTGTGGTTAAAGTAGCTTCAACCATTTTGAACCTGGCTTTCTGCTGAGCAGTAGCCTGACGCTTGTGGACCTCGATCGCTGACAAAGGGCTGCCAACCCCTGGTTTGCCCACCACAAGCGAAACAAACTCAGTGGCATACTCCTTGTATGACCTCGGCGGAACAATGGGATTTCGCACCTTGTTGACTCGTCCGTTAATTGTCGCCTCATCAGCATTATAGCCACGTGATGCGAACAAAGCAGGTTGAGTCACCAAGGGCCCTGTTACTTGAGTCCCACTATCCTTACCATCTTCCGTTGCCGATGTTCCCAACGGGAGGTAGTGCGTTGGCACTTTTGTTGTTCTTACGACGTTCTTTTCTAGCTTTAACCCAAACATATTAAATAACAGGGGCGCATTTATAGCAGCGCTTTCATCGCCCGCGGCCCTTAGCAATCGCTCCACATCAGATATTAACGGTGGAGCTGTCTTGCATTGGAGCCGCTGCTCAATCGCTGAGTAAATTCGCCCGGTCGTCTCGACAGATTGCCATGATCCCTTGACGGACAAACTAAGCATGTCCTTCACTGGCTCATAAAGCATCTGGAGTGGACCTTTGGGGCTATCGAAAAGCATCTTCTTACGCTTGATCATCGGTATTGGTGGCAGAAACCAATGGAAAGGCGGCGGTACGGCGGCCATGGGTGTTAAAACGACCAGCCGATGGTCTTCATCACCCTCAATTTCACGTTGTTCAAGATTGAAAATGAGGAGATCACCGTTCCGCGCGTAAGTTCCTACAACATCATTCGTATACTCCCACAATCCATGCCGGTAAGATGAGCCACCGTTAACATGAAATTCCACATCATTCCCATCAACTCTCCAACAATAATCTTCGCGACGACCAACCACAGAATTGGGAATAAAAGTATATAATACAATAGGTCTGAAATATTGCATCCATACTCCAATGTCAGTGTAGTAGTCGACGTCACACATACAAATACAGTGCTGGTTTGTGACCGTATCGTCACAAAATGGGATCCCAAGATCCTTAGCTCCATAAAAATATCTTGTGCCGTCACCGCTATCTGTTGCCGATCGCGATACATTATAGGGAATATAGCCAGCCTTCGTCGCCAAATCATTAATATATATATTAACGGTTGTGCGATAAGAGGCAGCACGAGGATGAGAATGGCTGTTTCGATGGGGGTGTATTGTAATGACATCACGGGTTAAGAACAATTGCCGAAGTTTTACAGGTCGATATATAACCGACTCGACGTACTCAGATGAAACCCGTACGTTTGGCAACCCAAAATTGCCAGCAATCAAAGCGAGATACTTAACCGTATAATACACCCACTTGATGTGATACCAGACACGCTGATACCACCTCGAGTGATATGTTGTTGTTGAATACGGGTGCTCGTCTTGCGACAAATATTGGGTTTTGCGACTTTGGTCTTCCATGCG